TCTCTCTCGCTTCCTCCGCTTCGCCTTCGCCGTTAGGCTCGGCGCTGCGTAGTCCGCTTGAGGCTGCTGTGTAAGCAGGGTAAACTACCGGGCTTACATCAAATAGGGAGCTTACGCTCTCTATATATCTTACGTGCTGGCCGTCCTCTAGGCGCCAGCTATCTTTATCTACAGTAAAGCCAAAACTTGACTGTGTTAAATCTCCTCTTTTGTATAGCTCCAGTAAGTCATTACCGTAGCTAGTGTTAGGCATCTCAAAACGATAGTATAGGCCTTTATCGTCCTCCTTAACTTCTAACGTACCGCTAGCAGTTCTAGCTAGCAAGTAGTTACTATCGTGATTATAGAGCGCTCGTATATCGTCGTTAAGAGCGTTCTTAAAAGCTCCTGGTAGTATGATCTCCCTAAAGCCTCCTAAGTCCTCGCTCATTGAATTAAATACACTAGCGTAACCTTCTACCGTTCTGCCCTCTAGAGCTCTCGTTTCGCTGTTGTAGCTTCTTTGCTCTACTAGGTTCTCTTTACTGCGTACCTCTGCACCGTCTACTTTCGTTAAGGTGCTGAATAGGTGCGCTACTCTTAGTGGCGGCTTACGCTCAGTAAAAGCTTGCTCCTCGCTATCGTATTCGTAAACGCTTATAAGCGCTGCGGGATCTTCCTCGTTACCGTTTACTTTAAAGCCGCTATCTGCTTCTATTTGTCCGTTACGCTCTACTTCTATTATAACCCCTTGGCTACGTCCTCCGGAGCTATTCCAGCTTACGAAGTCCCCTACGTTTACCTCGTCGGGTTCCGCTCGGTCTTCGTCTTCCTTATAGCCGGCTTCCTCCATTGGTTCGGATTTGCCGTAGGTTATAATAATCTCGGTAGCTGTTTCTTCTACCTTCTTTATATGGCGCTCGCTTTTTTCTTCTTTCATATTGTTTAAGGTTCTTTCTGCCCAGCGGTGCATCTCGTCCCCGCCCCAAGCTGCGTACATTATAGAGCCGCATATTTGCTTACCGTCCTCGTCTTTAAAATTGCCTTGGTCGTAAACTTTAGCTCTAGATAAAAAGCTATAAATTCTAGGTAAGCGCTCTTTTGTTACTACCTCTCTATTAGCTATAATACGGGCAGATTCCCAGCCTACCGGCGTACCGCAGTCGGTCCCTTCCTCCTCACGGATTTTTAGAGCTCTCTTTGCGTTATCGGTTGCGGCTTGTGGGTAGTCGGTCCAGGGCATTTAGTCAGCGTCTACGTTAGTGTTATCTTGTCCGCTTTGGACCATATTTAAAGGCTGTAGGTATACGTCTCCACCTTCTACCGGGTTAAGGTTCTCTAGGTCCCTAATATCGTTTACCGATAGCCAGCCCCATTGGCGGGCAGTAGCGTAAGCTTCGTACCTTGCCTTTTGGTCCCCACGCATTAAACCCTCTAGGGTAAAGTAAGCGTAGTAGTTACTTTCGTCCTCTCTAAATAGCTTACGGTTTAGCTCTACCTCCATACGTCTAACGTAAGGCTGTAGACAGTCCCTAACGAATACTATACTTTGCTGCTCTACGTTAGCTCTAGTGCTTGAGTTCTCAAGGTCCGCTAAGTAGCTCGGAGGTATTCTAAAGATTCTAGCTATTTCGTTTACTTGGAATTTACGAGACTGTAAGAACTGGGCCGCCTCCGGATCTAGTCCTATTTTCTCGTACTTCATACCTTCCTCAAGTATGGCCGTAGAGTGCGCGTTAGCGTTACCTGCTTGCGCTCGGTTCCAGCTTGCTTTAAGTCTCTTTATTATTTCGTTATCTAATCTACCGGGAGCCGTAATAACCCCGCCAGTATTTGCGCCATTAGAGTAGAAGCGTGCGCCGTACTCTTGGGCCGCTAGCCCAATAGCTACGGCTTCGCGTGCTACCGTTATAGGGCTCTTACCCGTTAGGCCGTTAAAGCTTAACCCTACAAAGTGTAAAACCTCGTAGTCTAGGTAGGTATGTTTTTTATCGAATATATAGACCTTTTCGCCGTCTACTATTTTAACCTCTACTAGTAAAGGATTAAGAGGCGTTAAAGATACGGGCCTGCCGGCTCCGTTCATTTCTATTTTAGCGTAGCTGTTGCCGTGCAGCACCAAGTTAGCCGCCATACATTCTCTAAAAGTAAAGGTAGAGCTCACGCTATTTGGCTGCTCTGCTAATAGCTTTTGGATTGGATGGCCTATAGCTTTTACGCGGGTTTCTCCGTCCGCTTTATATACGTTTAGAGGTATGCTAGCTATCGTTTCGCTTATGATCCTTACGGCTGCATAAACAGCGCTAAAGGTTAGCGCGTTGTCTTCGCTTACTTGTACTCCCGTTTTGCTAGTACCAAAAAGCCCCGTAAGCCACGCAGCAGGATTAGCTAAACTAGTGCTGGGGTTTTCCGGGGAGCTTCTAAATAAGCGGGCTAGTAGCCCTGGGTTTTTATTTTCTGCCAAAACTTAGAAGTGTATACTTTATGCAAATATACAAAAAAAAGTCTTTAGTTCTTGTTTGGTTGCGTTTTTTATTGTATAGGGAGCCTAGTAATTTTAAAGCGGTCGTTCTCGTAATAGTTGCACTTGGAGTTTATAACCTTGGTTAAAGTACTATAGTTTAAGTTTAAGGCCTTGCAAGCTTTGGTAAGTGTCCTAAAGCCTTCTACCTTTCTAGAGCTCTTAGACTCTACTAAAATAATTCTCATATAAATAAAATAGCGTTTTCGTATTCCTTTTCTATGCAAGCGGCGCAGGCTTGCGGATCTTCTCCAGCTTCCGTATAAATAGCGCAAGCTTCGCAGTAGTAACCTATCTTAGTAGACATAGCCTAAAAGAATGTACTGTATAAAGCTCATAGCTTTAAATAGTAGGTTCATCATTGGGAAAAATAGCAGCCCGCTAGCTACTACGATTAAGAGCGCCCTAGCGTCCTTTTGGTCCTGGGTTATTACTTTCTTTGCCATTGCTTTAAATAAAATTTAGCTTTTTCTAAGCTGTTAAACTTGCGGCTTCCGTAGAAGCTTGGGGTATTTGGTAAGGCGGTAAAAGAGCCGGGCTGAGTCTCTAAGATCTCAGCGCCGGCGTATTGGATTACTCTCTTTAGTTTCATATGTCCTCAGTATTTCTTTACAACTGATTTCTTTTAATATATTCATCCCAATAGTAGTGTGCTTCTCTTACAGCCTCTTGTTTTGTAGATCCTCGCCCTCTTACTATATGTTGACTATCGCTACATTGCCAGCTAGCTCTATAATAATCTACCACAAAACCACGACCTTTATAATTATGGACGCTTTCGCCTCCTTCTAAAAAAGGACTTTTATAATTTTTCATAGGAATAAATTTAAACCCCGAAGGGGTTTATTTATACTAGTTTAAATAAACCTTTAGCTTCTGCTTCTTTTACGTCTTGTATTGTGTTAAAGGTGCTAATAACATCTATAACAGTTAAAAAATTTGACTTTTCAAATTGAGCTGTTAAAATAATTTGCTCTCCTGCTTTGTTTCCGCTTACTGTAAATACTTGTTTCATTTTGTAGTAGTTGTTGTTGTTATTACTGGTGTAAATATACGGCTACTTTTTATTTATGCAAACTTTTCCGTAAAAATTTGCATTTTTTTTTAGGGTGTAGCATTCTCCCTCTACCAATATATTAACGCAAGCCCCGCCATTACTGACCTGCGGAAAGGCTACTATTTTTTTATCCATTAAAAAAAAAGTTAGCTTTTTTGCTTCCTCTACCGTCATTATAATATAATTAGGTCCCGCTCGTCGTATATACTGCCGTCCTGGTCCTCGCTTCTATGCTTTATTAGCCATATACCTACAGCCATAGCCCAAGCTTGCGCTACGTCTATTTTATCCGTGCTCTTAGCTTTGTCAAACTTTAAGTTTCCTGCCGGATCACTTTTAGCCTGCACATTACTAACACACCACCGCAGCAGCCTATTACCGTTATGCGCTATTTGCCCGCTCCTAATCCATATCTCTAGCTGCTTAATAGCTGGGCTCATACTTGCGAAGCCTTGACCGTAAGGCTCCACCGGTAGCCCTTCCTCCGCTAACGCGGCTATAAGGCTGCTAGAGTTCCACCTATCGAAAGCTATAGCCTTGATATTGTATAAGCTAGCCACCTCGTAAATAGTGTCCTCTATATAGCGGTAGTCCGTTACGTTGCCCGGTGTTACTGTCAGCTCCTCTCTAGCTATAAAGTTGTTATAGTCCGCTCCGCTCTTACCTTTCCTTCTATCTACTGCGGCCTCACTTACCCAGCTATAGACCATAGTTTTAAAAGGCTCGTCTTCCTCTACCGGCGGGAAGATTAAAACTAGCGCCGTTAAATCCTCAGTACTCGCAAGATCTAAAGCAGCGTAGCAGTCTCTACCCTCTAGCTCGTAGTCTTTATAATCCTTACTACAGCTTAGGTAATCTTCGTCGCTTATCCATCTTACCTCGCTCGTAGTCCATTGGTTCAAGTGTAACCTTCTAAAAGTATTCTCATACGTTACCAAAGCTTTAGCTTTCTTAGCTTGCGCTTCTATATAGTCGGCTTTAATAGTTACACCAAAGCCGGGGTTAGCTTTCTTCCAGGTCTTAGGGCTATAAATATCGTCCTCCTCGTCAGCTTCAAAAATATGCGGGTAAAAGGTAGGATCTTCTATAACCCCGTCTCTAACCTTTTTAGCGTAGTCGTATACCTCGTAGCAGATACTCTCCTTATTCGTTCCCGCTGTAGATATGCTAAAAAAAAGCGGCTGCCTCCTAGCTCCGCTAGCCGTTTTCATTACGTCGTAAAGTTCCCTATTCGG